TTGTAAATTTTACCTAAGTAAGCGTAAATAAATTTTTTGTTTTTTATGAGACGTTTTAAAAATTTATCTCTTAAAATTTTTAATAGCGGATTAGAAATATGAAATCCAAAGTAATTAATTTTTGACCTTTTATTAATTAGATTTGTTCTTTCTGCTCTATTTTTAAAATACTCATTTTGTATATCTGCATGATTGTCACTAACTAACTCAAAAATTTCATTTGCAGCTTCAATTGCCTGTGATGCTCCCTGTGCCATTGTTGGTGGAAAAGTATAGAAAGCATCACCAATATATAAAACATTTTTGTAAATAGATTTAATGGGTTTGCCAGATGTATAGATAGGCCATGACTTTAAGTCCCCTTTAAATAAATTAAGTAAATTTTTATTTTCTTTTAAGATGGTATTTTCTAGGATCGTTTTTATAGAATCATCAGTTTCCGATTTTTTCCTAACTATACAAACTAAATTTATTTCCTTTTGTTGATTTGTTGGATACAAAACTAGATGAGCATCAGAACCCATGATTAAAGATATGTTATTACTATCAAGATTAGAAATATCTTGTGTTTTGATCTGCGCCCTAATGGCAATAGCCCCATGATAATTTGGTTTAAAAAATTTTTTTTCTATGACTGATTTTGTATTAGAGAAAACTCCATCTGAAACCACTAAATAGTCAACCTTATCGCTTGATCCATCAATAAAATGAATATGAATTTTTTCATTTATTTGTTCAACGTCATTAATTTTTTTACGAAATATTATTGAATTGGATAACAATTTTTCTTTTAAAAATTTAATTAAAATTGACCTTTTAAGAGTTGTGTACTTATCTTTTGCAGAATTGAATGTGGTTAAATCTAAATCACAAATTTTATCATAATTTATTGAATAAAAATCTAATTTTGAAGGATGGTATTTTTCATTTTTATTTAGTTGATTATTTATAGAATCTTCATCTATTGATTGTTTACATGTTGGACAATCTGTATTTTCTTCATAAAAATGTATTTCATGTTCTTTTGACTGTATACTATCCTGAACCTTTTCTTTCAAAATGTCAAGTTTTTTCTTTCGAGTATTGATTTTATTAGAATCTTTAACAGACTCTATCAAAGAATTGGTAGATTGTTGGATTATTTCATTATCCTTATTATACGAATCTATTTGAATATTCGAATCATCTATTTTCTTTTGATTTTCTTCAATCAATTTTTGATTGTCTTTTTCAAGAGATGTTATATAATCATTTTGTACATTAATTTGATGATTTATTTTATCTTTTTGTATTGCCAAATCATCTAATTCATTTTTATTTTCAGAAACACGCTCCTTCAAAAGATTGTTCATTAATGAAAAAATTTGAATATCTAAAAGAGATTCAATAATATTTCTCCTATCCGTCAATTTTAATTGCATGAATGGAGTAAAGGATGCAGATCCAAGAATTACAACTTGTGTAAATGATTTATAATTAAATTGTAAAATTGTTTTCTCAAGATATTCTTGATAATCTCTAGAATGAGAGTCTTGATTTATTAATTTTTGATTACATTTTATTTCAAATATATTAGGTTTTATTCCCCTAGACACTTGATAAAAATTATTTCCAATTGAAAATTCCAATTCTACTAATGTTCCTCTTTCATTTGTAGAATTTACCAATTGTGGTTTATTAATATTTCTGAATGGTTTTCCATACAGCGCAAAGCATAGTGCATCAAGAATGGTTGATTTTCCAGAACCATTCTCTCCAATAATCAATGATGTTGTGGATTTGTCTAAAAGGATTTCGACGGGATTATTTCCTGTTGACAAGAAATTAGTCCAACGGACCTTCTTAAATATTATCATTAAGATTCATTTAAAAGTTGGGGACGAGAATCGTGTTCAAATCGATGCTCTCCACTTTCAATTCCTTGTCTTAAAATATCTATACAATATGCATTGAGCGTTACATTATTTTCATGTGCTAAAATAGCGAGCTTGATTGCGTCTTTATTAGGTAATGAAATGGGTATATTTGATTTTGTTTCTATCATTGGATTGCCAGGCCCGCATGCGGTCGGCTTTCTCTTTGGTTTCGTGCCTTTAATTGATTCTTCCTGTGTTTTTCGTCTTTGTCTTTCTATCTCATCCATATCATAATTGCTCATGGTTTCCTTTATGAAGTAATAAATTCAGTTTGAAGTGCTTCAGTATGTAAATCTCTCATTAAAATATCAAGTTCTCCTTTATTCACATTAGTTTCTAATGCTTCTATATATCTTGATACAATTGACATTGTGTCTTCAGACTCAATATCTTCTATAAGTTGATCAGATATCATACTATCAATATGTGTGTCTACTACCACCACACTAGATGGATCATTTTGCTCTATTCTTTGTATTAATTGTTCCATCAAGTAAGAGTCAGATTTCTTTTGGACAACTACTTTAACATAACAATTCTTATATTCAGAATAATCAGCATTTACTATATCAGTAAAATCTTTATCTGTATCATCATAATATATTTTTTTAAAAATTACCTTTTCATTTGGTATAAATTCTAACTCTCTTGATTCTGTATCAAAAATATGAAACCCCTTTTGATCTGCATAGTCTTGCCAAGTCATTTCATATGGATTGCCCAAATAAAATAAAGTTCCATTATCAGATTTATGATGAAAATGTCCACTTAATACAACATCAAATTTCTCAAATATATTTTTCTTCATTCCCTCTTGTGAATATACGCCACTATGCATTTCAAATCCATCTACTTGAAAATGACCAAACATTACTTGAGATTTTGTTTCTTTTATCGCACTAATACATTCTTCATAATTTTCATCATTAATCCAGGGCATGAACAAAATATCCAAAGTTCCAAATTTTACTTCTTTGGGAACATTATAAATTTCAAAATCATATTCTCGCAACAATAAATCTGTACTTGCTACATCATTTGTATTTTTATAATAAACATCATGATTACCTAAAATAAAATGACATGGATATTCTTGACATGGCTTGAAAAATTTTTCTCTCCAAGAAGATAGTGTATTGAAATTAATATACTTTCTTCTATCAAATAAATCTCCAAGATGAATTATGGCTTCTACTCCTCTTTCCTTTATTGTAGGAAAAAATTGATTTTCATAAAAATCCATAAAAAAATTATTAAAAATAGCAGAATCATTTCTTGCACCCGCATGGGTATCAGTTATCAGCGCTAGCTTCATCTTTTTCTTCTTTATATAATGGTGGTGTGGGTTTGGCTTTTTTGGATTTTTTTCTTTTATATCTTTCAAAATTATCTATAAAATCATAAATTTCTGAAAATTTTTCCATAGATACTTGATCTGTTGCACCTGTAGATTTTTCAGATGCAATATAATCAGCATTGTCTTCCAAAAATCTATTTTTATCAATCGTTTTATATTTAATATATAACTGTTTTTTTTCTTTTTGTATTCTTCTTAAAAATGCATAATATATAATTTGTGTGAAATATGCGAATGGATTTGATGATTTTTCAGGATCAAAATTATTAACATACTGCAAACAATTTTCTATACCATCAGATATCATATCTTCTCTAAATGCATAATTCATAAAATTTGGTCTATGAGAAAGCCTCTCTGCTATCAACATAAAACATTCTCCAATATAATCTGGAAGTAAAGGCGATTCTTCTCCTTTATCTTTTGTAATTAAATACTTATTTCTATATTCTTGGATTTCTTCTAAGAATTTTGCATTATTTACATAATGCTTTGATGCCATAATTAACTCCTTATAAATTTTTAAATATAACTAATTATATCATAGGAAAGGGCAAGAGTCAATATAAATCTTTTTACTATCCTTTAAACTTTAAATTTCTAATTTTATATGGAAAACTTTCTTCATTATACATTTGAATTCTTATTTTAAAATGATTCAATGTATAATTTGATTTACTTTTCCAAGATAGATCATCACTAATATCATAAAGGGTCGCCATTTCTTTTGTTTCACTTTTACGCAATCCTCTACCTATCGATTGAAGGTTCCTAATACGAGATTTAGAAGGACTAGCGAAAATAATGTTGTGAAGATTCCTAATGTTGACGCCGGTACTGTATACGCCATAACTGGCAATAATAATCGCGTTTTTTGATTTTTCTGTAATTCCTCTGAATTGTTCTCTTCGTTCGGCGTCGGTTCCGCCATATATAAAAAATATTCTTCGCTTATCATTTGATCCTTCCTTTATTGCTTCAAATAAAGACTTTCCATGTTTGATTAGAGAAAACAATATTAATGTATTCCCATTTAGCGTCAATGCTAGATTTTTAATGAAAGTTATTCTATTTTTATTAGTTATTAAATATTCAAGTTCTTCTCTATATTTTAATTTTTTTGCAGCCTCACATATATCATCACTATACTGTAATACTAAAGATTCTATTTTAAATGGTGATAGTATATTTTTATCAATAAGATCCTTTGTAGTAGTCGATTTAAAAACTCGACCAAATAACCCTTCTAAAACTAGTTTATGTGTCTGAGTGCCATCTAGAGTCCCTGTAGAGCCTATTCTATAGTCCGCATTTATGGCTTTAGTCATTATATTTGTTAATGATTTTGATTTAAATCCATGAGCCTCATCTCCAAATATTGCATCATATTGAGAAAAATATTCCTCTTTTAATTTATATATACTCTGCCATGTAGAAATGATAATAGGTTTTTCTGAAACCTTATCTTGTCCAGCAAAAACAACATGACAATTATCTCTATTAGACCATCCATTATTTATTGAATAATCTCCAAAATCATTATACATTTGTGATGTGAGTGACGTTGTGGGTACTATTAAAAGTATCTTCTTTTTATTTAAATGATCCTGTAAATATCTTATTAACAAATATATTATAAATGATTTTCCAGAAGCCGTCGGAGATACTAATAACATTCTTTTATAAATTATACCCGCCCGTATAGCATCAAATTGATAATCATGTGGATCAAATGGTAATTTTAAACTTACAATATAATCAAATAAATCACCATCCGTTATGTTATGGATATTATTAACATTTTCTTGACAAATACATGGATACTTTCTGCCTTGAGCAAACTTCTGCACATAAGATAATAAACCAAAATAAAGTCTTTGGTCATGTACACTATATAATCTAATTTTTCCATCCCACAATTTTTCTCTAAATGCGGGCATGAATTGAAATCCTGGAACACTAAATGTAAAATAATCACACAATTCTTGTGCAACTGATGGATTTGTCTTTACTTTAATGTATGATTCATTTATTTTTGATACAAATAAAGTATCAATGTTCTGGATTTGTGAACTTGTGCCACTCGATTGCATTCTTAATATTCCATGTTCTTTGAGATATTTCTTTTATTATAGATTCGAGATATGTTATTTTTTGATTTTGTAACTCCAATTTCAATCGTGTATCTATAAATTCTTGTTCACCTTCGATCAATGCATTAACATCATCCTTTGTAAGTTTATGTCCTCTTTTAACTGGAAAAACTTCATCATTATTCTCATCTATACTTATACCATTAAAATATGACCATTTTTTCTTTCTGAGAATATGTTTTTGAGATTCTATGTATTTACTAGCTAATATTTCCTGATTTAAAATTTTGAAATATTTGTTATGTAACTGGGGGGATTTGAGGGATTCTCCTGATAAATCGGCAGAATCTATTTTACTGTCTGTTTCCCACAGACTTTCAATTTCTTCAATTTTCATAATATAATCCTATTATTTTCGTATGTTTTCTATATCAAATGATCTATAAGAAAAAGTGGCATCAGCTTGAATATATTGAATATCTTCATTTGCTGTATCAAAATTTACAGCAGATAACATCATTGGAAAACAATCATTAAAATTTACTTTAATTTTTGGAGTAGATGCTCCTGTCAATACTATTAAAGTCGCATCTGATGTAATTCCTGAATTCGGTCCTGGTGCTGCTGGATCAGAATCTTTAAGTGCCTTCAATTGTTCAAAACTTTCTGGAAATCCCAACCCCTGCATCCACTTAAATATTTCACGAAAATTCAACATATCTTCATCAATAATAAATCTAACAATAAAATCCTGAAATTCTACTCTATCTCCAGGATAAGGTATTCTTGTAAATGGAGTTTCTAAGGGAACTGACATAAGGGAAATTCCAGGAAGAGTAATTCCTTGGCAGAAATACTCAACGTTGGGTAATTTGTTTAATAAAAACTTAAACCCAACTGGAGAAAGATAACTTAAATTTTCAGGTCTGCCTGCTATTGTTGCCATAATAGTATTTAGGGCGTAAAAAAAGGGGAGACGTCAAAGACTAACTCCCCCTTTTTGGTTAGATTACATCAAGTTAGCAACTTTGACCAATCTGTAATACACATTTTGGTTAGTCGCACCGAGTGTACCGTCGATGTCAACTGCACCAGCTGCGGCGGATGTAGCGAAAGGATTAGCTACCATACCATAACGAGTTTTAAACCCGATACGTGGCTGGAAGTTATCTTCACCAATTGCTCTTACCATTTGCAGTGGAACATATGGACAATAGAAAAGTCCAGCATCATAAGGACTAGAACCTTTGTAACCAACAATCATATAGTTGGTTGCTTGGTTAGCCGCAAATGGATCAATGTAAACTTTGAATCGACCATTGAGAACACCAGCAAAAGTATTACCAGTATCATCAACGTTAATTCCAGTTTGCATCGCTGGAGTGTAGTCTAGAACACCTGCCATTTGAAGTGCCGAAGCAACATCAGATGCACAAATGATCATGTTCCCTTTTCCTCTACGTGTGTCTTTTGCTATCGCATTAGCTTCACGTTCGATTTGGAACATCAGACCTTTAAATTTTTCAACTGACCATCTACCGTTAGAGTCAACGTCTAAGTCGAAAGTACCTGCGGTTGCAGTACCATATGCTGCACCAGGTTTCGCTGACGAGCCAATGGAACGAATGACTTCTCTATTAATTTCAGCCAAAATTTCAGCGGAAAGAATATTAGCCAATTCGGTTTCAGCGTCAAGACCATGAATTGCTTTCAAGTCTTGTGCCAATTCCATTGAGTATGCACCTTTCAGTGCTCTACTTACTGCGGTTACGGTTACCTTCTCGATTGAGAAAGCCATTTCTGGAATAGCGTCACCATCAACTTGAGGATCATTTGCGCCTCTTGTCTCTGCATTAGCTGTTGACATACCGGTATATGCCATATATCCAGAATCTGCAGGATTATCACCGGTTTGCGTGTTCGCTGCGTTGGTATTCGCTGAACCAAATGAAGTATTAGCTTCATTAAAGAGAGCCTCATCGCCACCTTGTGTAGCATATCTTGCTCTCATCGCAAAAATAAGACCGGTAGGTCCTGTCATCGGTTGTACACCACAAACGTCATACGCAACTAGGTTAGGCATCGCACGTCTTACCAACGAAATAAGTACTGGATCGTAGATATCTACTGATCCATCTCCAGCTGTAGAGCTGGAAGCACCCATGACATTAGTAGGACCTGACTCCGCTAAGAGCCCCATACCACCACGCGATTCGCGCATCATACGTTCTTGGTTTTCTAAAATTACAGCGGTCACCTGTCTTTTATAAGGATCTTTAATCTCATCCAAATCAGGATGATTGATCACAGGTGCCCACTTTTTTTGAATTTCTTCAGCAATATACATTTATTCTCCTTTAATGTATAAGTGGTTATAAGTTAAATTACTTAGTTTTAGTGTCTAACATATTAAGATATGCTTGCATTTGAGCATCTCTTTTTTCCGCTTGAACACCTTCAATTTCTTCACTCAGTTCCTCGGTCGATAAAGTTGTTTCAGTGACATCGTCTTCACTTTTAACTACTTCTTTTTGAGGAAAATATGATTCTTTTAGCATTGCTAATTTAGCTTTAAATTGGTCTTCATTTTCAAACTCTACACCTTCCGCTAAACTGGAAATTTTTTCTTTTTGTGTGTCTGCCAAATCTTCACAAACATCACTCAAGATTCCTTCTTTTGTAGCTTCTGCGAGGTCTTTTTTCAAAGAAACGTTTTTATCAATTTCTTCGTTCAATTTACTTTCAAGTTCTTCGACCTTATCAAACAGGTCATCCACAATGTCTACTTTCTCTTCTGGAACATCTATGTAATGTTCTTT